GATTAGTTGGAGTAATCAATATTAAAGTTCTTCGCTTTATTATTATGATTCCTATTCTAACTACTCTGTCAGTCATTAGCTCATGGTATGGTCCTGGTTTTCACGGGAACATTACAGCTAATGGTGAACGATTCAATCAACAATCCCTTACTGCAGCGCACAAGACACTTCCATTTGGAACACGCCTACGGGTATGTTTTAAGCGGTGTGCCATTGTGAGGGTAAATGATCGTGGTCCTTACATTCATGGTAGGAACCTAGATCTCAGTAAAGGTGCGGCTGATGCTATCGGTCTCACTGGCTCTGGAGTTGGACGGGTACAAGTAACTCGACTAAACTAACTTCAAACTATGACTGCTACACTCGCAGCTCCTAAGTCCCGAGTTAACCCTTGGGACTCTTTTTGTGACTGGGTAACCAGTACAGACAACCGTCTTTATATCGGCTGGTTTGGAACACTGATGATTCCGTGTCTCCTTGCAGCTACTACTTGTTTCATTATTGCCTTCATTGCTGCACCTCCTGTAGACATTGATGGCATCCGCGAGCCTGTTGCAGGCAGTCTTCTTTATGGAAACAACATCATATCGGGAGCCGTCGTTCCGAGCAGCAATGCCATCGGACTACACTTCTACCCAATTTGGGAAGCTAGTTCACTTGATGAATGGCTCTACAACGGCGGTCCTTTCCAGCTTACCGTCTTCCACTTCCTCATTGGCATCTATGCTTACATGGGACGAGAGTGGGAACTTAGCTATCGACTAGGAATGAGGCCTTGGATTTGTGTCGCATACTCTGCTCCTGTTGCTGCAGCGTCGGCAGTATTCCTGGTTTACCCCTTTGGTCAAGGTTCGTTCTCCGATGCTATGCCTCTGGGTATTTCGGGAACCTTCAACTACATGTTGGTATTTCAAGCCGAACATAACATTCTCATGCACCCATTTCATATGCTCGGTGTTGCTGGGGTGTTCGGTGGGTCACTATTCAGTGCTATGCACGGTTCGCTTGTCACGTCCTCGCTTGTGCGTGAAACTACTGAACAGGAAAGTCAGAACTATGGTTACAAGTTTGGACAAGAAGAAGAGACGTATAACATCGTGGCTGCTCATGGTTACTTTGGACGTTTGATCTTCCAATATGCATCTTTCAATAATAGCCGTTCTCTACACTTCTTCCTTGCTGCCTGGCCGGTGGTAGGGATTTGGTTCGCTGCCTTGGGCGTTTCTACAATGGCGTTTAACTTGAACGGTTTTAACTTTAACCAGTCCTTGCTCTCTAGTGAGGGTAAGGTGATCGACACCTGGGCAGACATTCTTAACCGTGCTAACCTCGGCTTTGAGGTAATGCATGAGCGTAATGCTCATAACTTCCCACTTGATCTCGCCAGTGCTGAGACCACTCCTGTGGCATTGGTATCCCCTTCGATCGGCTAATACTATTTCTACGATACTATGCCTTTTCCAATTAATCCAAGCGTAGGAGATACCTACGTTGAAAACAACACAACCTACGAATACCTTGGACCTGTTAATGGCTGGTATCGTAAAGAGGTTGGTCCTAATAATGACAGTATTTACATCAGTAGCGATGGAGCACCTGGTGGTGTTAGTAATGATACTGAAGTAATCTTCAATGATAATGGATCACTAGCAAGTGATAGTGGTCTTACGTATAACAAGACAAGTGATACATTAACAAGTGGTAAGTATACTGCATCACTTGGTACTGAAGAAGCACCTTCAATTTACTTTGACCCAAACACAGGCCTCTACTCCCCCGGCGCAGACCAAGTAGCCATCTCGACTAATGGCACTGGGCGGATGAGGATTGCGCAGGATGGGAAAATCAGCACTTTCTCAAGTGACGACTATGTTCTCTGTACTTCGTCAGCAACAAGCTCTACTGGTGGCGCAATAACTTTAAGAGCTGGCGCAACAGGTATTGGTGGGGGAACCGCTACATTACTCGTTCGCCATAACGGCAACGTCCAAAACACCAACGACTCTTACGGACCACTTGTATCTGACATTAAATACAAAGAAAACATTGTAGACGCCGGGTCTCAATGGGACGACTTTAAGGCGATTAGATTCCGCAAGTTTAACTTCAAACCGGAAACCGGCTTTGAGACGTTTACGCAGCTAGGTGTTATTGCCCAAGAGGTTGAACTTGTATCACCTGGTCTTGTTACAGAGACTCCTGATCTCGATGAAAATGGCAATGACCTTGGTACTACTACAAAAACGGTCAAATCATCAGTTCTTACTAAAAAAGCACTGGTCGCACTGCAGGAAGCAATGGAGCGCATCGAGGTGTTGGAAGCCAAAGTCAACGCTCTCGAAGGCAACTAGTCCTACTCACTAACCACCTACTAACACACCCATTCACACCTATATATTATATCTACTCCTGGTATCGACTTTCCTTTTACTGCGTTCAAGATTGCCAACTGAGAAGCTGACTCCTACCACTTCGGCTGGAGTCCCTTGGTAATGAAATAAGCACGTCGTCCGTTCATTCCCGTTCGGTAAGATCAGGCATGAAAATCGGAGATAATCCGACTATTGTCCCGATCGGGAACGCATGACGCCTATCCATGGAACGGGGGATAGGTACTTCTTTCCAACAATGACTCAAGTCGAAACGGATGCCCGAGTACGGGAGCAGAAAGCTGCTGAGAAGGAGCAGAAGCTGAAGTATCGCGGCGTTGCTTACACACCTAAAACTAAATAATTAAACGGAGTCAGGCACCTCAGAGTCGGACCTGGCTCCTATTGACTGAGGCCGGTTACGACCGACACCCTTAGTCATGACAGTCGGAGAGACGACACAAAAATATGACAACAAAAATTCTAAGCGCTGAGAGAGTACACGTAAACAACTCTCTCTCTCTTAAACTATTGTGGCTAACACTACTCAAACTCTGGTAGGCGCCCTTAATAAGGTTAATGACGGCTCCTACAATTCTAAGTACGCAACTTATCTGAAACTGTTTTCGGGTGAGATGTTCAAGGCGTATGAAAGCGCCACTATCGCTAAAGGCACTGTGCAGAGCCGTACCCTGAAGAACGGTAAGGCTATGCAGTTCATCTTCACTGGCCGTATGCAGGCTGGTTACCACACCCCTGGTACTCCTATCCTGGGTAGTGGTGATCCCCCGGTGGCAGAGAAGACCATCATCTGCGATGACCTCCTGATCAGCTCTGCTTTTGTCTACGATTTGGATGAGACCCTTGCGCACTACTCGCTGCGTGGTGAGATCGCTAAGAAGATCGGTCACGCTCTGGCTGAGAGCTATGATAAGAAGATCTTCCGTCAGATCGCTAAAGCTGCTCGTGAAGCACATCCTATCACCGCTTCCCCTGGTCCTGAGCCCGGCGGTTCTGTGATCCAACTTGGTACTACCAACGAGTATAATGCTCAAGCCCTGGTAGATGCCTTCTTCGAGGCTGCTTCCATCATGGATGAGAAGAACCTGCCTAAGACTGGTCGTACCGCTGTACTGTCTCCTCGTCAGTATTACGCTCTGATCAGCCAAGTGGATAGCAATATCCTGAACCGTGATTATGGTAACTCTCAGGGTAACCTAACCTCTGGTGAAGGTCTGTATGAGATCGCTGGTATCTCCATCAAGCGTTCCAACAACCTGCCGTTCCTGGCCGGTACTGTTTCTACGGTTCCCGGTGAGAACAACGATTACTCCGGTGATTTCAGCACCCACTGCGGTCTGATCTACCATAAGGATGCTGCTGGTGTTGTGGAAGCTATGGCTCCTTCCGTGCAGACCACCTCTGGTGATGTGTCCGTGATGTATCAAGGTGACCTGATTGTGGGTCGTCTTGCTATGGGTTGCGGCACCCTGAATCCTGCTGCTGCTATTGAGCTGCAGTCGGCTCGTACCTGATAAAGAATAGGGAGGCAATTAAATGGCTATTACTCCTGGAACTTCTAAAGTTGTGAAGCTTCCCGCTACACAGGTCTTTAGCTCTACCAGTACCATTGCCTCCTACACTCTGAATCCTATGTCTCCTCTTGAGGCAGGTCGTCAGGTTGTAGGCAATGGTGTGCTGGATCGGGCAACAACTGGCTCCTCCATTTCTGGAGCAACCGCTACGTAATCAACCCTAGGTTAAACAATGTCTATTATTTCTAACGGAAATATTGGTGCTGTATATCAGCCCGATTATTTTGAGGCACGTCAGATCCTCTCAAAAGACTATGCTCTGACTGAAGTTGCAACAGCTCTGAAAGAGAGCGACACTGCACCCGCTACATTTGCTTTTAATGTAGGTAAGAATGAGCGTGTAGTCTATCGCTTCACGCTGTTCTATGATCAGGATCACGCCACCGATGACCTGCTGTATACCATCAAGTCTACTGATTCTGATGGTAATGCTGTTGCTCCTGCTTTCTATTCTGAGCATCTGAACGCTATTCTTCCTGGTGCTACGGCCTCGTTCTTGGCAGTAACTACTACCCCGAACACTGAAGATACTGTGGAGGCTAGTGGTACTGGTCAAGGTATGGCAGTGATCCAAGGTGTTATTCTTGGTAATGCTAGCTCTGCCACTACTGTTAATCTGCTCCTCCGAAAAGCAGATACTACTTCTGGTGACACTACCGTTCAAGAAGGTTCTTTCCTCGAACTGCGGAGGTTCTGATCATGGCTAATATCGCTCAAGTTGCTGGTAATAATGGTGTCAGCGGCACTGGTGCTCCTGGTGCTGTGACTGGCGCTTACGGTTCTACCTATGCAGATAACGGTGACCTGGCTGTGGCTGGCTCTAATGCTGTCCGTCGTTCGGTTTCCAAGACTGGTGGTGCTGTGTCTAAAGTGCTGTCCATTACTTCTGGTTTCCGTACCGCTTATGTCGGTGTGGAAGTCGATAGCCCGGCTCTGGATGCTACTCGCACTGGTGCTTAATTAACTTTACGGGGATCCTTCGGGATCCCTTTTTTTTATTCCTTCAATAACATCACTGTTATGCCGTTAACCAATAACGCTCAAGCTACACTCCAAGCTGTTAATGAAATCCTATCGTCTATTGGTCAGGCGCCTGTAACCACCATCGAGGCTCAGACCATCACTTATGAAGATGGAACAACTGTCGAGGCTGTAATCAACCCGGAAGTTGCAATTGCATACGAGACACTTCTGCAAGTCTCAAAAGAGGTACAAGCTGAAGGTTGGACATTCAATCGAGAGTTTGAATATCCTATGACTCCCACCAGTAATGGCTATCTATCCTTGAATAATACTATGTTGCAGTTAGATCTAAGTAATATCTTAGATAATGCTAACTACGATACTGTTGTTCGTGATGGCCGTTTGTATGATAAGATTAACCATACAGATGTATGGGATACTAGTAAAACATATAAAGTAGATGTATTGTGGTATCGGGATTTCCCCGATCTTCCCCAAGTATTTCGTGACTATATCACTGCACGAGCTGCTACCCGTTGTGCTATTCGTCTTGTTGCTGATGTTAATCTAACTCAATCGTTGGCGTCTTTTGAGACGTGGCGTAGGGCTAACTGCCTAGAGTATGAATGCAGTCAAGGTGATTACACTATGTTTGGATTTAGACGGGGTGAAGGTTTCTACAATAGCTATCAACCATTCAAGGCTCTTGCACGATGACAGCAGTATCTCAACGAATCCCTACTTACACTGGTGGTGTATCACAACAAGCCGATGAGAAGATGGGTTTAGGGCAAGTAAAGGAAGCTTTGAACTGCTACCCTGATGTTACCCTAGGAATGATTAAAAGGCCTGGTGGTAAGTTCAACGGTAAGCTTAATGGACTAACTGCTAATACAGCTGATACTCAAGCATGGTTTAGTATCTTTAGGGATAACGATGAGAAGTATCTATCTACTATCTCAGCTAGTGGAGTACCTAGGGTATGGAACCTAGAGACAGGTAATGAGGCTACGATTAATTACCCAGCTGGTAAAGAGACAGCGATTAAATCTTATCTGACTGCTGCTGATTCACGTAACATTAAAACCCTCACCATCAACGACTTCACGTATATCGTTAATAGTGAGAAGACTGTAACAGCTAAGGCTGCACCTTCTTTTACATCAAACCTGCAGGCTACTATTGTTGTTAATCTAGTTGAGTACGATACAACCTACAGTGTTACTATTGGTGGTAGTACGTTCACGTATCTTTCAGGACCTGTTCCAGCACAGGCTAATCCTGGTGACCCTATCACACCAATCAAGTTGTCTGATGTTACTAACGGTATTAGTGCTGCTATCACTAGTGGGTATGCTACTAAAACTGTTATTGATAACACCATCTACTTAACCTTCAGTACTAGCACTACTGTTTCAGCTTCAGCTGGTATTGATGGTAAGGCTCTTAGATTCTTCCAAGATGAAGTAGATACATTTGCACGTCTACCTGAACAAGGTAAGCACAATCAAGTTGTTAAAGTAACCAACACTACTGCAGATAAAGATGACTATTATTTGAAGTTTGTAGCAGAGGATGGTAGTAGTGGTAAGGGTTATTGGGAGGAAACTGTATCCCCTTCTGTTAGTCCTGGTATTAACGAGCAGACAATGCCCGTTGCTTTGATTCGTGATACAACATCTCCACTT